TATTAAATCAATTTTATAATTCATTCCAAATTTTTTATGAAATGCTAGTGATGGTTTTGCTAGAGTTGCAGCTCCAGACCTAATAGCAAATTGTTTACGATTAAGATTATAACCATCATAACCAAAATTATATTCGTATCTCGTATTCAAGTAAGTAATAATTTGAGGTAGAAAATTATTCTTATAGTAATAATCATAGGCAACATCACTAAAAACATTCCATACAATTACAGACTTACACTCATCAGAAAGATAGTAGTCTTTATCCAAAGAGTTTGGTTTTCCTTTATTATAATTGTCTTGTGCTCTTTGACGTATTAAATCATTAGGTGGTGTTGTAACAGTCACATCAAACATAATAGAAGTATCTCTGGTTACCCAGTCAATAGCTTCAACAATTTGTTTGGTGTTCATAACTGTACCCAATGATCCTTTTTGTTATCAAAAATATCTTCATCATATACAGTCTGTGTAATAATATCAAATGCTATTGTAACACGAACGTCATCACCTTCATAAGTATTAGTATAATGTTCTAACCAATTTGGAAACAAATATACTTTTCCTTTTACATTTTTAGTGTCAAATGTTTTTTTGGTATATGGATTTACATAGTAAGTATGAGTTTCATAATTATCTAGACAAATATGACCACCAAGATATGTGTATTTACTATTCCAGTGTTGATGTGGTTTAATTATTTGTCCTTTTCTTAGAACGTTTGCCCAACATTGAACATATATCTTATCTTCCCACATGTTAGGATCTAATGTGGTAATAAGATTGTCGTGTGAGTTTCTAATAATATCTTTAATATGATCTGCTTCTTCCCATTCTAATAAGTTATATCTACTTGATCTGGATGTCATACTATCTTTACCTAGACCTGTATTCCAGTCACTCTCATATTCATGAGCATCAATTACTTCCTTTTCTTTTGAAAGAATAGTATCTCTAATATCTTTTACTTCTACTTCTCCTTCATACATATACCATTTGTATATTGGAGCAAAAATAGTTTTCGGTTCGTCGTTTTCAAATAAAATTACTTGACTCATAATTACATATACAAAAATTGACTCATAGAATATCTTCCAAGTCCAGAAAGATTTTCCATGACGACAGCTGTCACTTCATGATATAAAATTGAAGGAAATATCACCGTAGTATTATTTAGACATGGGAATTTAACTGCTTTTTCAATGATTAAATCACCACCAGTAAACATCTTTGGTTCTTTATAAAACCAAGTGATAGCAGTAATTACACAATCATCTGTATGTGCTTTGTAATGATCTCCATTTTCAAAATAATGAATTTTAGTTTCATCTTTATTTGATCTCCATATGTAACGAAAAAATGGATGTTTATACATTAAACTTTCCACTAACTCTCTATCAAATAATTTTCTATTAATATTCAATATATCAGATTGTTTAACATCATCATATACAACATTTAAATGAAGACCTTTTCCTACCTTAAGTGCCTCTCCATTTTCATATGCTGTGCCTGGTCCTCCAACTTCCTCTGCTCCTTTATACCTATCAATACTATACAGATAGTTTAGTTCATTCATTATTTTTTCTAACTCATCAGATGAGTAAAAATTTTGAATGTGAACTATTGGGAGATCAGATACTTTAGTAAAAGTCAAATCCGACATTATCAATCTCCTTTATTTTTTTCCATCGGTATACAATGGCATCAGAAAAATACATTACTTTTGGAATTAATTCAAAACCAACTTCTTTATTCTCAACATCTAGAGCATACAAATGTAAGTCTCCAGTGTCTAGACAAATTACTGATGTGAATTTTCCATTTGATGATATCTTATTATCAAATATTTTTTCTATATGATCAACCTCTCCTACAATACCAAACTCCTCACATAATATTTTTTTAATTCCGTATTCTATGCTTCTAGTATCAGGTATATTTTTTATATCAATATACTCAGGAAACTTATAACTGTTCCTGATATTTAATAGTTGATGTGCCATTAGAAATAATTAAAATTAATATTAGCTCTGAACTGCTGATCTGTACATGTTGTGCTGTGATGCATCTTGGTAGCATCAAATTTTAATAAACGATTCTCAATAGACTCTACTTTATCATCACCAATAATTGTATATCCATCATTAGTATTCAAATAAAGAATCGCTGCCTTATGCTCAAAATCATAATCGTAATGATCATGATAATGATATAAAGTTTCTGTTCTAGGATATAAATTTACCTTTACACGTAACAGTGCATTTGCTCCAAACATGAATAAGATAGGAACAATACATTGATCAAAATCATTACTGTTTGCTCTATGATTATGATGCATAAGGTGAGTAAAATAAGGATATTTTTCTACTCCATGACCAGATACATCTGTGTTCAAAAACCATGGTGTATTCTGGGAGATAAGAATATTATCCCGAATAATTTTGAATAGATCAGGTGCTAAGTAATTGTCAATAATTTCCATTTTAAATCTCCAAAAAATCTTTGTTTAACGGCATTGTAGTATCTAATCCATACCACATAGAGAGGGTGTATCTATCTCTCTTGATTACATTTGATACACCGTGACGAAATTCCATTCCATCAAAGTAAACTGTTCTTCCAGAGAGAGGTTGAACATCTACTCCTTCAATAATAGTATGACCACCAATATAGTTGTCATTCAAATATGTAATAGAAGCTCCTGTTGTAGTTTTCCTTGTTCTATCTTTATGAAATATTTTACAAGCACCACATGGATACTTTACAATTTCAACATTTTGTAGAACAGAAAACTCCTTATCAGTTACCTTACTCTTTACATCTTTAGCAAGATTAAGAATTTCATAGTATGTTTCTGATAGATTGTATTTACCAATTCCTCCTTTGTCCATACTAAGAACCCTAGTCTCATCCCATGTGTATGTTTTTAGGATATTATCTTTAAAAAAATCAATTATCCTATCTACAAAATCATCACTAAGATCAATGTGTGAAATATGAATCATCGGAATGGTGCTCCAATACTCCAACTGACTAGAGAATACCTAGTTCCTTCTGTAACCTCACGAACTCTGTGATATACAAATGCAGGAAACACTACTAATGTTCCTTTGGATGTTAGTTCTTCAGCAATCTTAGTTTCTTTCATATTGAAATGAAATTCAAGTTCACCCCCTTTGAACTCACTTGAATCATTCAGTAGTAGTGTTGTAGATAGCTTTCTATATTTACCTCGCATATTTACATTAGTATCATCTTCTGGATAAACATAGTGATGTTGATCTGGATGCCAATCATAAAACTGACCGACGTTATATTTTGTAAACTGTAGCATCTCTGTCCAGTCCCAATCATAATTCCATCCTGCACTAGCATTAGCAGAATCAATATATTTTTTTAGAATATTATAAATCCAAGGTTGGTCTATCCATGAGACGTGAGAGTTCCTTGTTTTAAATAAATCTTTTGTATCTTCTTTTTCTACTTTTTCTCTATTAGTTCTATTAATATCACCTAGTTCAAAATTTTCAAGCGTACCCATTTTGATAATACGATCACATTGCTCAGGAGTAAATGCATTTTTAAACCACCAATAATTATTATAAAGATTCATTATCCACCATTATATTGAGTATAATCAAAGTTAGGTATCTTATAAGTATACCACCCAGTCGTAATATATTTAGTTTGTGTTTTGGAAGGCACACCACGATGAACATGTGTCCAATCCACTGGCCACACAACTGTTAATGCCTTGCGTGGTTGTATTTTTATTTGTTGATGGAACCACTCAGTCTCTCCACCATCAGTTACTGTGTTTAGATATGTCATGAATACAAGATGTCTAGTTCCAACTAGATCAGACATAGTAGATTTTTCTGTATGCCACCCAAAGAAAGCTTCACTAGGATTGTATTTTTGAATATTAAAATTAGTATTCAATCCCCATACATCTTGATTGGTAGTAGACCATGGATATTTAAGAGTGTATTCTTTACATACATCACCTAATTCCTTGAGATAATTTTGTATTCTACTGTCAGAATTTCTAGGAATTACTGTAACATCAGTAGATATTTTAAAGTCCTCGTTGACACCTTGACCAATAGATCCTGGTTTCTTACTATCAGATTCTTCAAAGAAAGAAATTAAATCATCACATACATCTTCACTTATATACCATCCAGCAATAAAATTTGGTGATTGTTGTGGAACAATAAACTCATTCATAATGACATATTAAACGAGATAGCAATCTTTTCTTCGCATATCTGTTTCTCTGTACCATGCATTATATCACTTGTAAACAATAAAAGCGAGCTCGGTAAACATGAAAATTCACAATGTTGATGATTCCTTTCATTCCACTCATCTGGATCAGGAAGCATTGTAGGAGTATTAAAAAATTTTATCTTTTCATTAATATCACACTTCACATAATAAACTCCTGCTATCACAGACCCACCATGATTATGTGGAAAAAGATAGTCGCCAGGATAACTAATGTTTGCCCAACAATTTTGAATATGTAATGATTCTCTCTTTTTATAACCTAGAGCATCTAGATATAAATTTGCATGTTTATAAAATTCTTCTACCAGACCATCTAGTTTTGCTACGTCAAAAATATTCTTTTCTAATCTATGTGTAGAATCTACATTTTTTAATTTTTCGCGACAAGTTCCAATACTAAAAAAGGCATCTTTGATTTGTTTCTCATAGATGCCTAATTTATTATTTAAAATGTTTGGTTGAAAATAAATCGCTTTTGGAAACCATAATGAAATCATATTTTTTTATTCAATAACTTTGCTGCACCCACATATGTTGTTGAGGATCAAATTGATAATTTACACGCTTCTCTTCAAAAGCTAAAACTTGTTTATATGTTTTATCATTTTCATCCCATATCCAACCCTTAGGATTTCTCAATGAATTTACAGTATAATCTGATTCGTCTTTATATCCAAGTGGTATACCATTATTATCATTAACTTGATTAGATTGATATGGACACTCCCAATGACATGCTTTTTCATCTAGAATCACATGTGTTCCGTTATGTCTTGGTGGAATAAAAGCATCTCTTTTATAATCATACTTACCACCAACAGCAGCATAATTTTTTCTTAAGCAAGGTTTGCTACCAAATATAGGTGGTACTTCATCACCGTAACTAGCTGGTGCAGGTTGAAATCTATGTTCACCTTTACATGCATTATATGATGTTTGTTTCCAATCCCATTGTGGTTCTCCACCAAATAGTTCAGTAAGAAAATTAACTCCTTTCTGTTCTATTTCGCTACCATCTTCACCTTTAAGAACTGCATCGTCAACGACAACGACATCAACAACAGTTCCTGTTCTGTCTATTTTTGCAAAATGTGCCATTGTTTTATTGATATTTATATTTGACGATTACAATACCGCCACCACCATTACCACCTTTAGGTTCTGGATAGTTGCGAGGATCTTGGTCAGCAGCACCACCGCCACCTCCTCCAAGACCACCTGTGCCAGGATTTCCATTAGCAGTAGGAGATAAAGCACCTACTCCACCACCACCAGATCCACCGTTAGGGTTATGAGGACCGCCAGGATAGTTTGCACCACCACCGCCTCCTCCATATGTAACGGGAGAACCAGAGAGAGCAGATGTATATCCGTTGCCACCTCTTGCAGGTCCTGAGTTAGGTCTATTATAACCATTCTGTCCTGCTTCACCAGCACCTCCTCCACCACCAGAAGTACCATTCTGTTGGTTAGCACCATATCCACCAGGAAATCCTTGACCAGAAGTTCCAGGTCCACCAGGTCCTTCTCCTGCTCCGTCAGTACCATTACCACCACCAGATCCACCTGATTGACCAGGTTTATCTTGTTGACCTCCTCCACCGCCACCAATAGCGGTTTGTGTTCCTAGAGAACTATTTGAACCAGGTGATCCAGCAGAGTTACCAGTTCCTCCAGTTCCTCCACCACCAATAGAGACAGAATATGAACCAGCAGATACGGCATAATTGAAACCTTCAGTTTTTAAACAACCACCAGCTCCACCGCCTCCACCAGATCCAAAGTTATTAAAATCTCCTGAGGCAAATCCACCACCTCCACCGCCACCTGCGACGATGAGATAATCAACTGTATTACCGAATGGTTGTGTTGCATCACCAACTTCAGTCACTACAAAAGAAGATGCACTGTTAAAAGTATGGATACGGAAATCACCATCATTCTGAATTGCTCCTCCAGAAGCTACAATAAATCCACCACCAGCACCAACAGCAGCTTTCCATTCTGATCCATCATAGACCTCAATACCACCATCTTCAGAGTTGTAGATCATCATACCAGTAGTTGCTGATAATGCATTTCTCTGAGCAACAGAGTATGATGGCAAATTTAATGTCCCTGTGATGTTAAGGGTTCCAGCATTTAATGTAGACATAAGTTTTTAGGATTCTCCTCCGTTATATTTATTAAACATCAGACGTACCAGTAGAAGGATATTGTCTTCCTTCTCCCCATATAATTCGTACTGCACCTTTACCACCAGCAGTTCCTTGAGAGTTTGTATCATCCTCAACTCCAGCACCTCCACCACCAGGATATCCACCTCTGTCTGACTGAGGAGCTGATGTACTAGCATCAGAAGAACCAGTTACACTACCTGCACCACCATATGATCCACTACTACCTTGTCCATATACTCCCGTTCCACCACCGCCACCTTCTGCACCAGGAGGTTGACTGTTAATATTTCTTCCACCAGCACCACCACCGCCGTTACCGTTTGCACCACTACCCTGTGTACCGTGACCTATTCCACCATTTCCTGAATATCCACCAGCTCCACCGCCACCAGCTCCAGCACCGTTCCATTGAGAACGACCTCCTTGACCTCCAGTTCCTCCACCATTTCTTTTAGATCCAGATGATCCACCACCTGTACCACCATCTATTTGAGAACTAGTATTACTTATTCCACCATTACCACCTTCACCACGTAATAAAGCAGTTCCTGATCTTGAGATAGATGAATCTCCACCAGTTCCAGCAGCTCCTGATCCAGATGTTGAACCACGAGAACCACCTGCACCAACAACAACTGTCAAGGTTTCTCCAGATGTCACAGCAAATGTTCCATATGATAGACCACCGCCTCCACCACCAGATGAACCTGGTCCTGAAGTACCGTTGTTACCTCCTCCACCTCCTCCACCGCCAACACATACGGCAGAAATTTGTGTTGCTCCTGATGGAACATTAAAGGTATAAGAACCAGGAGTGCCAAAAAATTGTTGACCAGGTTCTACAATACCACCTGTACCAACAGCAGTTTGCCACTGTGTTCCATCCCATATCTGTACAGCAGGATCTTCACTATTATAGATCATCATACCTTGTGTAGGTGTCAGAGCATCCCTTCCTGCATTACTGTAAGATGGTAACTGAAGAGTTCCTGTAATATTAAGAGTTCCAGCATTTAAGGTAGACATAGTTTTTTTATTGTCTCTGTGTTTCTTGCCAAATTAGATCGCCATCACTATTTGGAGCATATAGGTAAATTTTCTTTGATTCAGGTTCCCAGCAAATAGCTCCTTCTTCTGCTCTTGGCATGTCACCAAGTCCATGAATAGGAAGATCTACTGAGATACTTGGATTGGCAGTATTAACTGTCAATTTTCCATCTATAAAAGGCATTGTAAAATTCCTCGTTAGTGTTATTTATAATATGTTCCAGACACCACCAGAACTGATAGTGACTGTATATCCACTCGCAACAGCGACAGGACCATATGAAGCAGCGTTGTCTGCACCACCAATTGTAAGGTTCTGAGAAATACTATTTCTGTTTCTCTTAACAATACCGTAAGTATCTAGGTATTGTGCATCTCCGTTGACACGAAGAGTACTCTTAAGATTTGTCTCACCATTAACTTCTAATGTATAAGAAGGATCTGATTGATTAATACCAACCTTAGATAGTCTGAATATATCAGTTCCATTAGAAGCTTCAGTCCATCTAGAAGTTACAAACTCTGCATTGTTCTGGAAGAGTTGACCATTAAAGTTAACGTCACCTTGAACATTTAGTTTGTATTGTCTAACAGTGCTTGTTGATGGATCAGTTCCAGAATGTGCTGTTGTGTTAATTGCAACAGCATTGGTATCTCCCTTAATCTGAAGTGCAGGAGTTGTATTCCAGTCATTATTACCATCACTATTAGATGCTTGGATTGCAAATAAAT